TGGCACAACAGACGGCGGTGGTATATGCAGTAGATAAACTGCAAAAATTAATTCCTGAAGGTAATGAATTTGCTATTGGACTAATTCTTGAATTTGCTAAAGAAAAGGAAAGACAAGAAATAATACAATTTGCAACAGATTGGTATAATTTTAATGTAAGATCAACTGCTCCAACAGGGGTCGAACAATACTACAACGAAACCTACGGCAAATGAGATACAGTCAAAACAACGAACAGGATGTAATTGAACAGTACTTCAATGTGCCTGGTACATTCCTTGACATTGGTGCCAATGATGGACAAACTTTGTCCAATACCTACGCCCTGCAACTGAGTGGATGGGGTGGGGTACTTGTAGAACCCTCTGAAGATGCCTTCAATCGCATACCACCCAATGACAAGGTAAAAGCGTTCAATGTGGCTATCGGTACGGCTGATGGCACTTGTACTTTCCATGAAATGGGAACACATTTGAACAGGGGCGATGTATCGCTGCTATCTACGATAAAGAAGTCAGAGATGAAGCGTTGGAATGGCACGGAGTTTAAGGAACGAATGACAGAAGTATGGACTTACAAGACATTGGTAAAGAACTCACCCTACAAAGTATTTGATTTCATTTCTATTGATGCCGAGGGTATGGACTTTGAGATATTGGAGCAAATTAACCTATCCGGTACACAAATGGTATGCATTGAACACAATGGCAACGCTGACCTATTCCAACTCATTAAAGAGTACTGCAATGGGTTCGGACTGCATAAAAAATTACTTAACAATTTAGAGAATGTAATATGGGCAAGGTAATCACCTCCCTTTCCTCCACAGGTAGGGAAAACTATAATGAGGCGATGTTAGGGCTTATCCGGTCAATAAATCGCAATGCTTCCGACTATGACACTCATTTGCGTAGTGTGGATGGCTATGTAGATGAATATCATGGTAGAAAAATACTACAAGGCAAATGGCCGAAATCGCAGCAATACGAATCATGGAGCCATCAAAATATGCCGTATCAGTTTAAGCCGGTAATGGTAGCGGAAGCGTATGAATTGGGGTACCGAAAGATTATTTGGTGCGATTCAACCATTCGAGTAATGCGCAACCCCGACCCACTCTGGCAACTTGCAGCAGAACATGGGATTGTTGCGTGGAACAATGAGGGGCATCCGTTACATAAGTATATGCCCGATCACCAAATCGCATGGTTAGGGTTAAGAGATTACACACAGGTAGTGCAGATGTATCAGATTATGGCTTGTTGCATAGTGTTCGACTTCGACCATCCTGCGACTAAACCGATTTTCGATAAGTGGATTGAAGGTGCTTTCAACAATTGCTTTCATCATAACGAGAGTAAGAATCCGCACTATGTAAGCAGCAGACATGATCAATCGTTATTATCAGCTATCATGAATATCAATGGTGTAAAGGTGCAGCCGTATGGTGGACTTGCATACAGGGAATTTATGCCAGTGGATCCATTCTTCATTAATTGGGGGGTAAAAGATTAGTTATGGACAACTTAGATAAAATAAAGCACGAACAACAAAGAAAGCAGTTATATCTTGATGTGTTTGTTGAAGTAATAAAAAAGCCAAATATGGATTATAAAGATGCACATTTTGAAGCATCATGGTCAGTGGAATGTTTTGACCAAGCATTTGGTTTTGATAAGTCTAAAAAAGTAAAAGATTAACTTTGTAATATGTCCGAAAAGATAACTTGTTCAGGTTGCATACATCGAAAGCAAGGTAAAGAGAAATCCTTTTGCAATAACCCAAGACAAACGGATGAAAGATTCAAAGATTATATTTATCCACCTATTCATGGATGCGATTTACATGAACCTATACAAACTAAACAAATATGGGCTACACAGGCAAAACAATCGAACTAATAGACCTCATCATTGACAGAGTGCAAACGGTGGTAGATTTAGGAGCGCAGAATGATTACCGCCATCCTACACTACCTGCACCATACGTTAAAGATACCTACTATGCAAACAAGCAATATACGGCCATTGACATTAGCGGAGAGAACGGTAGTAAACCATACGACCTGTCCCTGCTTCACGACTTCGGAGTACAGTATGACCTTTTGGTGGATGCAGGAACATCCGAACACGTTGGAACCAACGGCAAGCATGACATCAAAGCAATCTACAACTGTTGGAAGAACAAACACAACCTTGTTAAAGTCGGGGGATTCATTGTCAGCGAAAACCCAAAGACAGGGAACTGGCCGGGGCATGGGTTCAACTACTATACTACAGACTTTTATAAGCTACTCGCTGGCTTTGGTGATTACTCTCTCATTGATATTGGTGAGCATCCTGCTATGGGCAATACTACGGACGGTTGGAATGTTTACTGTGTTATGCAGAAAACGAAAGAGGAATTTATAAGTTTGGAGAAATTCAAGAAGTGTGGTATTGCAAGAAGTTAAACAGATAAAGGCGACATCGGTATTCTATGCCAATGAAAAGGCATACAATGAGGGATTTCCGATAATATGCAATGAGGGGGGATCACGATCAAGCAAATCATTCTCCATCGTTCAACTGCTCATTCAGATAGCATCTACCCAACGTAACAAGCGAATCAGCATAGTATCGCACTCACTACCACACATCAAACGGGGCGCATACAGGGATTTCAAGACCATTATGGAAGATTGGAATATGTGGAAGGATGAGGATTTCAGTTTTACTGACTTCATCTACAAATTCCCTAATGGCAGTTATATCGAACTATTCGGACTTGAGGATGAACAGAAAGCACGGGGGCCGGGTAGGGATATTCTTTTCGTAAACGAAGCAAACCTTATCAGAAAGGCACTATTTGACCAATTAGCTATGCGTACAACGGGGACAATCTTTTTAGACTGGAACCCTGCCGACTTCGTATCATGGGTGTACGATGTTGCGGACAATCCCAACAACAAGCGCATAAAATCTACCTACATTCACAATAAGGGCAACTTATCCCAAACGCAAATAGACATCATTGAAGGGTATAGGAACCTACCCGATGACTTTATGTGGAAAGTGTACGGATTGGGAGAAAGGGGTGCCGCAAAGGAGATAATCTATACCAAATGGCAGATAACAGATGTATTGCCGGAAGGGGGAGATGTATTCTATGGACTTGACTTTGGATATGTTCACCCACTTGCACTCGTTAAGGTAGTACACTATGAGGGTGCAAACTACGTGCAGGAGTTGATATACAAATCGGGTTTAACTCCATCTGAAATAAGCCGGGAAGTGAAAGACCATATATCAGACCGCAAACCCGTGTACTGCGATGCTGCAGAACCTAAAAGCATTGAGGAACTTTACAGGGGTGGTATCAATGCACAGGCGGCAAACAAAGAAGTATGGCCGGGAATATTGAAAGTTAAATCTTATCCGTTATTCGTTACATCCGGTAGTAAAAACATCATTCGGGAGTTGCAAAGCTACAAGTGGAAAAAGGACAAGAATGACAATGTGATTGATGAACCGGTGAAGGAGAATGACGATGGGTTAGATGCGATGCGTTATGCCATATTCACCCACTTACATAAGCCGGCTTTTCAGGTGGCTGTATGGTAGGCAATTAAATCGTAATTTTGCCAGTAACAAATAATAACTTATGGGTTTATTCGATTTCCTCCGCCGCAAGGCAGCACCCGTTAAAACACCTGTACAAGTATCAATAGAAAGGGGTTTGATTACTTGGGACGGTCAGAATCAAGCAGAAATAGTAAGGGATAGTTATATCGGCAATGACTTGGTATATGCCATTATTACGCTGATCACCCAAAAGGCAAAAGTAGCACCATGGGGAGTGTATAAAGTTAAGGATAAGGCGAAAGCAAAGCAGTACCAGGCGAAATTAAACTCACCCGTTACTATTGACCTCAAAGAACTGAAGGAACTGAAAGAACAGGCATTTGAACTATACGAAGGCGATGCCCGGCTGAATGAGTTGCTCAAATACCCAAATAGTGAAGATTCATGGTCAGACCTTATTGAACAATGGGTAGGTTTCAAGAAGATAACGGGCAATTCCTTCATCTATGCAAAAATGGTTGGCGATGCTTCCGTGAACAAGGGCAAGCCAATGGAGTTGTATGTACTACCATCCCAATACATGGCAATCAAAGTAGATATTGAGCAATTCCCGCCAAAGAAGGTTGCGTATCAACTTTACTATGGGCAGTACATTCCGTTCAATACAGAGGAGATTCTGCATGATAAATACTTCAACCCCGAATGGTCAGCAACCGGTGGGCAGCTGTATGGATTATCGCCTTTACGGGCGGCATCGAAGGTCTTAACCCGTTCCAATAGTTCAAAGACCGCATCCGTTGCGATGTTCGATAACATGGGGCCGCAGGGTGTACTTTACATGGATGATATGCGATTCGACCCATTAAGTGGTGGCGCGCAAGCACAGGCACTTAAAACGCAAATATCAATGGCATCCGGCGCCGGCAAGCATGGTAGTGCAGCCGTATCAGGGTACAAAGTAGGATGGACACAGATTGGCCTACCTGCCAAAGACCTGCAACTAATCGAATCAGAGAAATGGGATAAGGAAGCGTTATGCTCAATCTATGGTGTACCTCCGGTTCTATTAGGTTCGCAGGATGCCGCTACATACAACAATATGCGGGAAGCGGAGAAATCGCTGACATTACGGGCAGTACTTCCCGAACTGATTGCCATCCGGGATAACCTTAACCGTAAGATGAAAACCGATTGGGGGTACAAGAATACTGATATATTCGTGGACTTCGATTTGACCGTTTACCAAGAACTCGAAGCGAACAGGGAAGCACAGGCGCAATGGTTGAATACATCATGGTGGCTGACACCGGAGCAGAAACTGAAGGTAATGGGTATAGCACCGGATC